CGCGACGATTCTGAACCTTTACGGCAAGCGATCCAAGAAACCCAAGATTAACCATTTTTACTCTGACAAGAGAATCCTATACAGGCGAACGTCCAGTCGGAAGCGAGTCCCCAACAAGATTCGTAAGATCCGTGTCCGACCGTGATGCCTTCATCGCAGGCCTCGTACATTGCCGAACAACCCACATTATACACCCACACGCACCAATACTCAACGCAAGGGCGGCGACGATAGCAAGAGCCTCCATTTTCTATATATAGTTTTCACAGTGAAAGTGGTATACCATAAATGTCGTTGGATATCGTGATTGGTCCTATGTTTGCGGGTAAATCTACCTTTATCAAAAACACTGCGAACAGCTATGCTGCTATCAAAACGCCCGTCTATATTATTGAACATTCAACAGACACGAGTTACGCATATCACGAGGAGGATATGATCACGGCACACGAGACGGGAATTCGGATTGCGAAGATCCAAAGTCTTCGGAATGTTGTTATGCGATCAATGATTGAAGATGTGGAAGTTGTGATTGTGGATGAGGCACAGTTCTTTACTGGACTTCGAGAGTTTGTTCTTTATGTTGTTGAGAAGCTAGGAAAGAAGTTGTATTTGGTTGGATTGGATGGAGATAGCGATCGTGGTGTGTTTGGAGAGCTTTTGGATTGCATTTCACTTGCAGATCGAGTCACTAAGTTGTCTGCTTTTTGCCGTCGATGTGCGAATGGAACGCCTGGAATTTTCAGCCACCGCCACGTGGAATCGACTGAAAGGATTCTGATTGGCGGCACAGAGAAGTATGAAACCCTTTGTAGGGCATGTTACACTCGTGCACAGGCAGATGCACTCTAGTGCGCTGAAAAGAGAGAATCCGTGCGCCCGAAGGAGGCTGGAAAATAATATTGCCATTCAACACAACAAACATGGGTGGTGGTCTTCTTCAGCTTGTCAGCTATGGCGCACAGGATATCTACATCTCCGGCAACCCCCAGATCACGTTCTGGAAGGTGCTGTACAAGCGGCATACGAACTTCGCCATGGAGTCCATTGAGGTGACGTTCAACGGCCAGGCCGACTTCAACAAGCGCGTGACGGCGGTGATTAACCGTAACGCCGACCTGATGTACCGCACGTATGTCCAGGTGGTTCTCCCCGCGGTTGACCTGGTGGGCGGTAGCACGAACCTGAACCGCTTCCGCTGGCTCAACTACATCGGTCACCGTCTGCTGAAGGTGATTGAGCTTGAGATTGGTGGCCAGCGCATTGATCGCCAGTATGGCGACTGGCTCCAGATCTGGACGCAGCTGTCCCAGGATGCGGGCACGATCGCGGCGCTTGACGACATGGTCGGCAACACGCACGACCTGGTGCTGATGAAGGATCGCAAGGGCTATGCTCTTGATGCCTCCTGCGCCGGCGCTGAGCTGACGAACTCCTGCGCCCCCCGCGCGGGCACGCCTGCGAAGACGCTCTACATCCCCCTGCAGTTCTGGTTCTGCCGCAACCCCGGTCTTGCCATTCCCCTGATCGCCCTCCAGTACCACGAGGTGCGCATCAACGTGGAGTTTGAGCAGTGGATCAACTGCACCTACTACGAGCTGATCGGCAGCACGGCGGCTTCCACGGCGATCCAGTCGCTGACGGCCGCATCGCTCTACATTGACTACGTGTACCTCGACACGGAGGAGCGTCGCCGGTTCGCCCAGCAGACGCACGAGTACCTGATTGAGCAGCTCCAGTTCACGGGTGCGGAGAGCATCACGTCCTCGTCCAACAAGATCCAGCTGAACTTCAACCACCCCGTCAAGGAGCTTGTGTGGGTTGTCCAGCGCGACTCGTTCGTGGACTGCACGCCCAACCAGAACTTCATCTCGGAGGTCAACGGCTGCCAGCCTTTCAACTACACGGATGACTTCACGACGGAGGGCATCGTGATGGACGTCCTGGCCCGTGGCTCCCTGGGCGGCGGTGCCTCCACGACGGTTGTGCCGACGACGACGGGTGATGGTCCCTCGGGCCCCTACCTGCCTGGTCTGGGCATTGCGGTCGGTCCTTCCCTGGCCGGTGCGTCTTGGCTGGACTCGATCTCGGATGCGGGTGATGAGGTCTTCGCCGACACGACCAACTACCTGCTCGCCAAGGTCATCCTCGACTCCGGCGTGCGCTGCTCGGGCAAGAACCCCGTGGAGGTTGCCAAGCTGCAGCTCAACGGCCAGGATCGGTTCACGGAGCGTGAGGGCCGGTACTTCGACCGCGTGCAGCCCTACCAGCACCACAGCCGCACGCCCCAGGTTGGCATCAACGTGTATTCCTTCGCGCTGAAGCCCGAGGAGCACCAGCCCAGCGGCACCTGCAACTTCTCTCGCATTGACAAGGCGACGCTCCAGCTCACGGTCTCCGTCAACACGGTCCGTGGTGGGCGCACGGCCCAGGTGCGAGTGTACGCCGTCAACTACAACGTCCTGCGCGTGATGTCCGGCATGGGCGGCCTTGCCTACTCCAACTAAGCGCGAGAGTTGGATGACTAACTATTTAAAAATCAAAAAAAACGGGGAAACCCACACATGCGTTCTCAAACGAGAATGGATGCGTATCGTATCGGGCACCCGAACATCTGGAGTACTTTCTTCAACATTTCAAACACTGATGTGGAACCACTCGTGTAACTCAATTTTTAAATGAGGGTTCAGAGTGTCCGTGTTGCTCTTTTCACGGACGTCGTAAATACAGTTTTTGTCGCATAGCTCGATGTCAATTCCCTCTTTCTGTAGAAACTCCTGTGCAGCCGGAAACAAGATGCCAGCGCGCACAACTCCTCCTTCGCTAAACACAGGAACGATGTTCTTCAAACTGCGGAGATAGATGAACGGCTTTTGCGCGGCAATTATTGTTCCGGTACTTTCAAAATCACTTGGACCATTTGACGGACTATTCCTGTCGATTTCCTCCATGACGTCAAGCAGAAATGCCCGGTCGAACAATGTGGGCTGAACATTCATAATGTATGCGTCCCGTGGAGTCGCCAACTGAAATAGAGTACTTCCAGCTTCAATGGTTCTGCCACCGAACGGCCAGGAACATTCCGAAAGCTTTATGAGCTTGACATGTGGATTTGCTTCCATGAGAGTATGTGCGTCGCTGAAAGACGCCCAATCCACAGGACCGGTTAGAAACATGTCATCACACCAAAAGATGACATATTTCGTATCAATCCTTTTTAGATACGACGCCACGCGCGTCATATAGTTCGTATTGTTGTTTGCCAGCTCGCCATAGTGTAAAATGGGGATATCGCCCATCTTTGCGCGGATCTCCTCGAGGGGTCCATCCGTACAGAGATACATCTTGATCGAGTCGTTGTTGAAGTACCGTCGCTTCAGCTCCATGAACGGAGTCCACAAACTGCGATACATGTAGCATGAACAATAAACGATAGACACACTCATATGTTGTGAACATACACAGAATCGTTTAAGTCTATGATCTGAGACCTGGCCTCTATATATTTCAATGTGTCAAAAATAGGGAAACCCACAACTGTATACGGAAACCCGAGTACAGTTGTGATGTGCGTGTATTGTTTGTAACTATTTTTAACTACTATAGTAATGTTCGTAGAACATACTAAGACATGGTTTCATAGACACTACTATGATTCTCCACTATACGGAGAGATGATCGGTATCTATGAGACGTTTGTAAAGGATATTATCCTTCCCAGGTATTCTGATTCTGCATATGTCGTTCAGGTGGATCCGTCTTTTCGTATTGGAATCCCAAACAACACTGCTCTTGGGATCCGAAACGATGATACAAATGACCGTATCGGATGCCATTGTGATGCAGATTATAATCATCAGCCAGGAGAGATCAACTTCATCGTTCCTATCACACCCATGTTTGACACAAACTCCGTCTACGTCGAAAGTGAGCCTGGAAAGGAAGACTTCCACCCCGTAAACCTTTCAGTTGGCGATGTGTTCTGTTTTTACGGGAACAAGTGCCGGCACTACAACGTGACAAATACTACAGGCTTAAGCCGATTATCTATTGATTTTCGTATCATTCCAATGTCTCGTTATATCGATGATTGGGCGA